CATTATTGTAAAATACCTTACCAGTAGCATCAGCAACAAGTACTTTTGTTTGAGCTGATGAACTTAGAGTAGCAATCAATAAGTTTTGAACTATTGCTGTGTTGCACACATTACTAAAAGATAAACCTACACCACCTATTATTGCTGTGCGTAATGAATTAGTTAAAGAATTATTACAACCACCCATTATAACTGATTGACCACCAGATGTAATTTTACCACCATATGAACCAATTATAACTGAATCATAGTTAGAAGTATTAAATGTTGACCTTACGGAACCGATAGCAGCATTACCTCTACCAGAATTATTCATATATGTATAGTATGAACCAATAATACCACTATGTAAATGTGTAGAATTATTATTAGCACCACCAATTATTGCTGTATAACTTGCGCAGCTAATAGTATTATTGTGTCCACCTATTATAGCATTATCACAACTATTAATAAGATTAGAGCATATATTGTTACATTGCCCACCTAAAATAACACTTCTTAATGAATTAGTACCTGATATAACATTTGATGATGAACCAAAAATTAAATCAATTCTTGTTGTATCAATTGTAAATTGATTTGAACTTGTTAAACCATTTGTAGATGAACCAAAACCAATTTGTTTAGATGTTATACTAACTGTACCACCACCTCCACCAGAACCTGCTGGACCTTGTGGTCCTTGATTACCTTGTGTTCCAGTACCAGTTGGTCCTTGGAAACCTTGTGGACCTTGTGAGCCAGTCGCACCGTTTATACCATTTGAACCAGTAGCACCGTTAGAACCAGTTGAACCTTTCGGACCTTGGTTGCCTTGATTACCCTGAGGTCCTTGATTGCCTTGTGTACCTTGTGAGCCAGTAGCACCGTTAGAACCATTAGATCCGGTAGCACCATTAGCACCAGCAACACCTTGAGGACCTTGGTTTCCTTGATTACCTTGTGGTCCTTGTGAGCCAGTAGCACCGTTAGAACCATTAGATCCGGTAGCACCATTAGCACCAGCAACACCTTGAGGACCTTGTGATCCAGTAGCACCGTTAGAACCAGCAACACCTTGAGGACCTTGAATACCGGTAGCACCGACAATACCATTAGAACCTGTTGAACCTTTTATACCTTGAGGACCTTGTGAGCCAGTAGCACCAATTAAACCTTGAAATCCTATTGGACCTTGAAAGCCTTGGTTGCCTTGAGCACCTTGTGGACCAGTTGAACCTTGAAAGCCTATTGGACCTTGTGTACCTGTCGGTCCTGGTTCACCCATTTTAACCGCATTACCGGCACCATCATAAAAATAACCATCAGGTCTTCTTTGTATTAAGTATTGATAAACCGATGATACGGTTACTCCTTTAAGATTATATTGCCAATTCATATATTATTTTCTATTATTATGGTAGTATATATAAAATTATTATAGCCACGCTTTATATAGAGTATAATTTTTTATATATAACATATGAGATATAATATCTGTCAAAAATGTTTAAGAAGAAAAAGAAACAATAGTAAACCTATTTGTGTAATTTGTTCTAATTACAAAAATTTAACTTTGTCTGAAAAAATTAAAGGCGATTTATTAAAAGAATATGTTAAAATAATTTCTGATTTTATCTATAAACTTGAAATTAAACAAGCAGGTTTTATCTCATTAGAAAATATAAATGAAATTATAGAATATCATTATATCGTCTATGAAAGAGATTATATTGGACTTAATATGAAAGCTGGTGAACAACTTGAAATAATGTGGATAGATCTAAAAAAGTTTATTACAAATTTTAGCGGACAGCATTTGGAGTAATAACTAAATCTTCGGTTGAAGGATTATAACTTAAACCTAAATTTATTATTTTATATCCATCTTTACTTAATTGAATATTAATTCTTTGTTTCAATTCTTGCATTTTTATAGGCATAAATTGATCCTCATCTAAACCAACACCACAAGTTGGATATTGTTTATAACAACCTACATTTTCATAAATAATATCTTTAATGTGTTGTGAATCAGAAGGACCAATAACAAAATCACCATTAACTATTTTTAAGTCGCCTTCTAATGTTGCTTGTAAAATATCTTTAAATACTGCCATTTTTAATAATTATTTTTTAATTTAATAAGTTTGCTATTCTTACTTGTATTGCTGCCAACGCTGGTGTATTTACTGGCACCGTTGATGGTGAGCCAGGTGAAGCACAAGTAACAGTTAAAGCTTGTAGTTGTGTAAGTAAATCATTCAAAATAGAATATAAACTTTCACCACCAGCATTTTTTAATGAAAACTTATCAGATTGTGTATAAGTAGTTCCTTTTGTTGTATTATCTAATATAAATTTATCTGTTTGTGTATAACTTGTTCCATTATTATCAACAGATAGATTTATACCATTTGGATTATCATTTAATATAATTTGACTTTTGCCATTAGGTGTTGTAGCAACTACACCAGTATTGTTAATAGTTAGTGTAGAAGATTCAATTTTAACTTGATAACTTTCAACTTCACTATATTGAATAATTAAAGGTTGTTGCATAGCACATCTTAAAACTGTGACTTGACTTCCAACAATTGGAAAAGTCACCATACCTTGACTAACACCACCACTCATTAAACTAACATTATCAATTGTTAAAACACCTTTATTTTCAATCCATTTTTGTGAAAGATTTTTACCATCCTTACTTGTTTGATTTGAATCTATTGGTGTATAATAACCACCAGGAGATACAGTATAATTAACTCCATCTTCGGTATAATTTACTGTCTGTGTATCAATACTACTAAAATTAATTGAATCGGATTGTGTTCCATACATAGAATGTCTATCAGAAACAGGTGTTACACTACATACTAAATTTTCTTTATCTACTGATACAACATCAGCTATAAAATATTCTAAAAAGTCAGATTTATGTGTACCTGCTGCTTGTCTAACTAATCTAATAAGTTCTGATTGTCTGCTCATTTTTCTTTTTTCTTTTTATTTACATCAAATTTCCAATCCAAAAATATTTCTTGTCTCAAACCTTTATTTGATCCTCCTGTATATATTACTCTTTTCACTTTATATATACCATCTCTTTCTGGATATTTTGGATCTATTAGATTTATATGATCACCATGTCTAACATATGGGTATCCAAATGCTATAAATGAACCTTTATAACCAACAAATGATTGTTTTTTTAATTCTTGCTCTCCCCATATTTTAAGTTTATTTTGCCAATAACTAGCTTCAGTTGTATATTGTGAACTATTTACTGGTGGTAAAGTAATCTGAAAAGGATAAACTAATGTTATAATTATACCAGCATTATTACCAGCAAAAGCTTGTAATGGTTTTGTTTCTGTTTTTTTATCTGGCCTTAATGGATCACTTACTTTAACTTTAACACCATTAGCTTTGACATAAGCTCCAATTAATTTATCATCTATTTTTTCAAATTTTAATTTACTTTCAATTATATTTTGACCAAATACAAATTTATAAGTTTTATATCCCGTAACATTTGATATATCATTTTCTGTATATCCTTCATTTTTGTTTCCGTTATCGGTTCCAAATATATCATAATAATAATTATCTCCATTTAAATATTTAACAGCGGTTTCATTATAACAAAAAGGTGATAGATTTAAAATATACGAATTATCATAAAAATAAGGATGCGCCCATTTTTTATCTTTCATTTCTTTAAGAAAGTCAAAAACAGTAGCTGTTCTTGTCAAAACATCACCAGCATGAATACTATAAGTTGGATTTGGATTACTTTCCGTGTCAATACCACCATATAAAGTATATTTTGTATATTTTTGTGGATTTGTATCTTTAACCGCATCTATTTGATTTGTTGCAAAAAGTGGCTGTAATAATTGTGTATCATATGTTGTTTCTTGTTGTTGTTCCATTAAATCAATAAATATATCACTCAAAGAATATTCAGATGCTAAATATGATTTATCTTTAACTTTTAATTGTTTAAAATAATACATATAATCCTCACATTTTATTTGAACTGTATTTTGAATAGATGAAGAATAAACACCAGTAACATATCCTGTAAATAAATATGATCTACTATCATAAGCTGTATTTTTATACAAATTTGAATCAATATCATGATAATCATAAAAAGCAATAATTCTTATAAAATCACCTTTTTCAATTAACGAATTACCATCCTGTTCAGTACTTTGATTTGGACCAAAACCACCAATTGAATCACTTGTTTTTATTTCAGATATTTGGCCAAAGTTTATTCTTTCATATGGTAATCCCGGATCTTTTAATAGTCCATTTTCATTACCAAATTCACCTATTAATTCATCCAAATTTGGTAAATCTAATAAATTCCAACCAAAACCACCCCTCGATGGATCTCTACCAGCATCATATCTAATTACCCTTGGAATTCTTGGAATATGAACTTCAGCTGTCTGCACTAATTCATCCCAAGAATTATCAACTTTAAAATCAATAACACCAGCAATAGCAAAAGAAGATGCATTTTTTAAATTTCCAATAGAATCTTCATCTGTTCCTCTAATAGGATTTAATTTAGTTGGATTTCTTTGTATCTCAATAACTACATTTACATTAAGCATATTTTTTATCTTTTTATTTTATGGTGTAAATATTGAAGCACCAGTAATTTGATCACTATAAGCTGTGATGCTATATTTTTGTTGACTTATTGAACCAATTTCTTGACTTATATCATAATCTTTAATTGTTATATAATTTATACCAAATAAATCATTAAGATAAGGACAACCCACCCATATTGAACTTTTCAATATACAATAATTATAGAGATTTATTACATCATCTTTTGGATATTCACCATTTTTACCAGTTATAGTTCCTTCTATTTTGATTTCATAATCATCTAAACCAATCAATTCCTTTACTTCACCATCACGACCAATTATTTTTGTTTTAACTATTGTTTTACTTTGTCTTACGGTTATAATTGCATTTTCTAATAAAATATCAACTAATGGTAAATTTAAGTTACTATTGCCATTTATATCTTTATAAGGAGTTCCATCTGATGTAACTGACCTAAATACTAATGGTAAAACAATCTTTTTAGCAAACTGTTTAGATTTAAACCAATTATAACCATCATCTGGTTTAGATATATCCAACCAATCAGCATTTGTATCTAACTTTGATTCTTGTTTATCATATTTACTAGGTTGTGGATCCTTATTTTCTTGTGTTGGTTTGCCAAATTTATGTAATTGATAAGGGTTCAATAAACCAGAATAAGGAATATATTTTTGATGAAAAATACCCCAAGAATTATAAGAAGAAGGAAGAATAGTTCTACTTAAAGCATTAAGGTCTTTCGGTAATTGCTCCGAAGGTGAAAATCTTTGTATATTTAATTTTGCCATATTGTTATTTATTATTTTCTACTGCCATACCTTGAGCTGTTGTGATAGCATCGGATAAAGCCATAATTATTTGATCTTCAATAATATCGGTACTTTCTTGTAAATTAGTTGTGTTAAAACTTAATTGCTTAACCATAGAATCCATAGTTATATTTATATTAATAGGTCTTAAACCTTGTACTTTTGCATATTCGGTTTCTAATGATGGATTTTCTGATCCTGGTGGAGGCGGTACTCCTTCTCCCGTCGCTCCTGGTTTTAAATATTTTTTTAATTCATCTTGAATAAATAAATTTACTCTAGATGGACTATATGCTAATGTTGATAATCCCATTAATGTATATTTTTCTGATAAATCTTTTCTAATTTGATCTTCACTTTGTTTTGTATTTTTTGATAAATTTTCTACAAGAACACTTAATTTTGATTCTTCAACACCTTGTTTAAAAATATCTTTTCCATTTCTCTTAAAAACTTCATCATAATCTTCTCCTTTTATTACTTTATTTGGATCAATATTAACTAAATTTTTAGATAATTCTTCTAAATTAAGTTTCATAGTACTCATTTCTTCTACATCACCGCTTTTTGGTGCGAAAAAATGTTGTAATTCTGCTAAAACATTATATCCATATTTTTGTTTTTTAATATTCTCATCAGTTTCATCATTCATGGCAACATCCCATGCTTTTTTTCCAAATTTAGTAGCCCATCTTAAAATAAAACCACTCACTTCTAATGCTCCAACTGTTGATACCATCAAAGTTTTAACATCTTCCTTAAATTGATCAACATCATCTTTTTTAATGGTTTTTATAAAATGTTCTACATCGGTGAAAAAATTTTGAATAACATCCTTATTATCAGTAAAAACTTTTAGTAATGTTTCACCCATTTCTAATTTTATTTTATCAAAAATTATTTTTAACTGAGCTAATGGATCTGCCTTAACAACGGCTTCAGCACCTTCTTTATACCTATCCGAAAATAAATCAATTATTTTTGATGTATATCCTATCGTATCATGTAATTTTTCATATGATTTAATTTGCTTATCCATGGTTGGTGTTAAATCACCTAATTTAACTAAAAATTGTGTTAATGGTCTGCCTCCTTTTTGTAAAGCGGCACTAATTTGCTCCATAGTTTCATTAACAGATCTATCAGGGCGAACAGCATTTATACTGTATGCTAAATTTAAAGATTTTGATAATAAGTTTGGATTATTTCTAAGTGTCATATTATTTAAACCTTGTATAACAGACATTTGTGTTTCAACTAATGGTTTAGCATAATTTTCTCTTAAATTTTCAGCTAATTTTTCAGCATAATCACTTGATGCTTTTGTAGAATTAGAACTAAGGTTTGTAAAAAAATCAATCCTTGCTTGATTTTTTTTAACATCAGTAAAATCATTAAATCCTTCAACTGCATAACCAATCGTCTTAGAAAGAGCCTTAAATCCTAAGTCAATTAAAGAAACAATACCAACTGTATTCATAAGTTTATTATTTAAATGATTTCCAATTTTATTACCTAAATCAACAGTTTTATTACTAATCGTTTCAAGAGAACCACCAAGTCCTTCAAGTTTTGTCTTAAATTGATCTGCTATTTTTTCATCACCTTGTAATTTGACTCTAAAATCTTTATCATCAAGTGTAATTTTATATTTTACTTCTTTATCAGCCATTTTAATTATTAGTTTTTATTATTTAACACAATCAATATTTCAGCTTGTCTTAAAATTAAATAATCTTTATTTTCTACTTTTATTGGAAATCCAGCAGATTTAGAAAACATAACAACATTTCCAATTTCTATTTCCATTTTTTCTTCTGAAGTTCCATTACCAACCAAAGTAACTATACCAGTTAAAGGTTTAGAATTATCAACTGTTGTTAAAATTATACCACCTTCAGTTTTGTTTTCACTCTGTATTGGCTCAACCAATATTTTATTTCCTATTACTTTCATATCTTTTAATTTTTTTTGTATATGTATATATTATATTTTACAATATACACTATAAAAAAGAGAGGCATTAAGCCTCTCTCATATGTCCAGTTTTTTCTAAAGCGTATTCTAATCTACACCAAGTTCTCCAAAATTCATCGTCACTCATCTCATCAGGATCTTTACCAGTATAATATAAAATTAAAGCTGATAATTTCTCCATTTCGTGACTATTCTCCTTTATCTTATATTCTAAATATTTTTTTTTGACTGATTTAATGAAATCTCAATTAAACCATAAGCAGCCCAAGAAGCACCTAAATTAATTGAATCATACATAGGAGACATATCTAATATACGAGAATCACTTTCTTCACGAATTAAAAATGATTCTAATAATTCTTGACCTGCTAAAAGAGAAGATGTAGAAATTTTACCAAATGCTGCCATTTGAGCAATACGACTTGGTTTTTTCATATAACCAATAATCCACTCTTCACCTTCTTTAAATACTAAAGGAAATACTGGCCATTTTAATTGTTTTTCTAATTCTAATGCTTTTTTATTTGTTAATTCTTGAATTTGTTCAAGAGTTAAATCTTCTGAAGTTTCTACAATTTCTGATTGTTTTTCGCCTTTTTTCATAATTTTTTCTTTTATTTTGTATTATTATATATTCTTTTTTATTACTTTCCCTACCTTTTTAATAAAAAAAAATAACCTTACTTTTTAGGTAAGGCTATTTCTTTTTGGAAAATAAAAGATAGAAATTACTATTTTTTAGATAGTAATGAGTTTATCTTAATATCTTTGTAATCCACCGATAAGGATAGGAACAGTAACTTTAATGTTAGTATCTCCTTGGTTAGACATAAATGGATTTTCTAAAAATTCAACATTATAAAGAATATCTTGTGTTGGAACTACACCAGCACCACCATAAGAAATAGTAATAGTGAAATAAGGTATTTCAAGTGGTGAGTTATTTGGAGCAGCTTGAACTATTTTTTTCCATTCTTCTATATACAATTCAATTGATCCTGAATATTCAAAGTTGCCATAACCACGACCAACTACATCACGACCAATACCATATAAGTTTTCTTTCTTTTGAGTTTGTTTATAATCTATTTTAGTGATACCAACAACTGGAGAACCAAACAATATCATAGTGATATTACCCCAACCATATTGAACACCGTTAACAAGAACATTTGCCATCTTAATTAATTTATTTTTTTATATAGTATATATTTTATTAGATGATATACATATACATTTTTTTAGATTTAGTCCTAACAATTTCTCATTAGGACTAAATATTTTTATTAGATTGATAAAGCATATCCAATATTAACTGTGATGTTTCTTGCAACACCTACACCAACGATTTGGATTGTAAGAACAACAACACCTGTTTGTTGAACTTTTTGATTTCTATCAACTACTACTTTATAAGCTGAAATTTCACCAGCACCAACCATAGCATCTAATGATGGTTTAGTATTATTCTGAAAAGAGAATACTGTAACATCTGCTAAAGTACCATCTGCATTAAAGTAAATTGGACCAGCAATCATCGGAGCTAATTCTAAATATACATTTCTAACTGCTTTGTCTATTGTTCTGTTATTTTCAATATAAGCATAATCAGAAGTAACTGATATAGCGCAATGTGAATCATTAAAGTATGAACCAGAAATGTTATTTACTTTCTTTAAGAAAATATAACCATAGTTATCTAATTGAACTAATAATGATTTTAATGTTCCGTAAAGTGTGTTCCAAGATTGTCCATTACCGAAACCAATTGTTTCGTCTTCAACACCATCAGAGATGTTAAATTTCTGAACCCAAGCAATATCTTCATCAACAGCTGCTAATGAGATAGCACCTAAAAGAGCACCTTTAACTGAACAAGATTTACCAGTTGTTTTAGCCAACCAAGCACCTAATCCACCAGCATCTTGACCGATACAAACTGATACATAATTATCAGATTTTGCTCTAATGTTCGGCATCGTAGATAAGTCACTAATACCAGAAGTATTGAAAGCATATACGATAGAAGCAGGTGTATAATTTTGGAACATAGCAACACCTTGTGTTTGTAATTTATCAATTTCAGTTAACATTACTGAAGATTGAGTAGCACTTGAAGCCAACATAAATTGTCTAATTGATCCACTTGCTTGTGATTGCATGTTTGTAATTTCACTAAAAGTAGTTGTACCTGTTGGGAAGAAACCTACCCAAAGTAAACCATTAGGATTTATTCTGAAAAATTCAGAGATTTGATAGTGCCAAATTGCTTTAGAAGAAGCAACACCACCAGTAAAGTCAGAGTTAACTGATACAATTGGAGAACCAATAAACCAAGATCCACCAATATTATATTTTGTGTAAAGAACACCAGCAGAGTTTAATGAAATACCGTATCCAGGAGCAGCTACTAATGATACAGTAGCACCAGTGCTTGTAGCAGAGAAACCTGTTCCACTTGCGTTAATAGCATTTACTAAATTACCAGCCATTAAACTTGATGAGAAAGTGCTACCATTAAAATCAGATGATTGAACTGTGTAAGTGATGAAAGAAGTTCCACCATAATTACCAATTGCAGGAGCATCAATTTCAATAGCTACTTGGTCACCAAGAGAAGCAGTATTACCAACAACTAATTTAGCCGTTGCTTTAGTTTCGTCAGAGAAATCTCCAACAATACCTAAACTTTCTGCTTGTGAAAGAGAAAATATTTCTTGCGCTACACCAGAAGTAAAACCACTTGGAACAGAGTTAGAATAGATTGTATAACCAGAAATATAATCTTGTCCTGGTGCTACTCTACCCAACGCACCTTGTCCAAGGTTGAAGGTTATATTATTTATAGCCATTTTTTATTTATTATTTTTTATTGATTTAATATAAGAATCTACGAAATATTCAGCATCATATTCTTTTAGTATCTCAAATGATTCCATCGGAATACTTTGTCTAACCCATCTTTCAACACCAGCAGCGTCTTTTACTTTCACATTTGTGTATTGAAATCTTGCAAACTTTCTACCTTTATATTTCTTATCATTACCTCTATACTCGTGAGCATTATAGTAAAATGACCCATTTTTTGTAAAGTAGATTTTCTCAATATGAACCATTTCTGGTGTATTTAGATTTCTACCTAAGTCGTTGATAAAATCAACAGATAGTTTTTCAGGATTTACTTCCTGTTTAGTTCCGATGTCTATAAGCTGTCTTGCCATAGTTATTATTTGTTTTTTAGTTGAACTATTAGAAGTTCAATCATATTTGATTATAGGTGATTATTATTTGTTTAGATATAACCACCTATATCAAATTTTAATATTAAGATCCAACAATAGTTGAACCAATAAAGTTAGTTCCGTTGAAAATACCATTTACAATAAATGCTTTATTAGCAGCAATTGAATAAGTAGCATTCGCAGAGTTTAAACCAGTACCTAATGTTAAAACATAAGGATTAGTTCCACCAACACCCATGATGTGAATTGAATCACAAATCATAGAACCACCGTTAATAGAAGCAGTAGTACCGATATTGATAGTCATAGCTCCTGTTAAAGCTGTAGATAAAGTGATATATTGCTCTTGAGCAGTTGGAACAAAAGTCACAGAACCAGTTGAAGCGGTTGATGTGAGATAAGCTTGAGTGATAGTTCTACCAGTATTATCTGGAACAAAGTTAGGAACATATACACCAATTCTTGAAGTTGTAGTTGCCATTTTATTATGTAATTATTTTTTTTAATTATTTATTAAAAAACCCCACTCCGCTTTAATTCGGAGCGGGGTTCCTTATTATTATTTTTTACTAATCAAAGATTAAGCAGTGATAGTAGTATAAACCACTAATTGGTCAGTGAATCCCCAACCCACATTCATCTTCATTTTAGCTCTTAGACCCCAAATATCAGAGAAAGCTAATGTTGGAGCCAATTTAACTTGTGATTGGTCATCTGTGCTATTCACAGCCAAGAAAGTGTTAGTTCTTGATTGGTCAGGAGAAGCAAGACAAGCAATAATCGTGTTATCAGGGAAACCTGAAATTGGAACGATTTGATAGTTCAAGAAGAACTGTGGAGTAGCTTGTGAAAAATCAGGGTTCTTAAATGTAGTTGTGATATTGTAAGCTTGTTCAATCAACTGCATTGTTCTGTAAGAACATAAGAACTTTAAGCCATAAGCACCAAACTTGTTAAGTAATCCAATTGGAACCAAGTTATAAACTGATTGTAAAGCTGTGATTACATAACCAGAAGCTGTAGGATTTGTAGCTTGTAAAGCAACCGCACCAGGAACAGAAATAGTATTAACATCATTTAAAGCTTGAGTTAACAAACCATCAAAGTAATACATATCAGAGTCATTAGCATCAGCACCTTTAGAAGTTGGTGTGTAGTATCCAGGATTAGTTGGATCATAAGCCAATCTTGATCTCCAAATCATACCGTCCACTTTTTGATTGTTCTTTTCGAACAAGTGCTTCATCAAATAAGTTTCAACAGTAGCAGGTAAGCTACGATCGATAATTTGATTTTGTAATTCGTTAGCATACCAGTGCTGACTGAATTGTTGTGGATCGAATTCCAAATAGATTTGGAAAGTGTTAAGGGTAATTACATTACCATCAACTGTGATAGTACCAGAAGAAACTGGTGTTGGACTATCTTTTTGTAACCAGTTAGTAATTTCCAATCTTGGGTAGTGGTATTGTTTTCTGGTTTCTGCAATGTGAATACATCCTTTTTCAACTGTATCAGCAGTTGCTACTGGTCTTAAAAGCATCCATGATGCTGCTTCACCAGCGTAAGTTGTATCGTTTAATTGTAAAGCTTGTGCCATTTTTTATTTTTTGTTTTTTTTTACTTTTTCAGTATTATTTTAATTTATTAGCTATTCTTGCCATTTCCATAGAAGCAGCATCTGGTTTGTAACCAATCAATCTTTCATCATTAATTTTGTTATCAATAGCTTCAATTTTAACTGCCTTTTTATTTACAGGTAAATCGTTGATAAACTTCTCAAATGTAGAGAAATCTACTTTAGCCATAGTTTTACACATATCAATTGAACTTTCTTTAATCTTACCAGATTTAATAGCTGAATTAATTAAAGAATTAACTTTGTCTTCCATTTCTTTAGTTTTCTTATCTTCCATTTGTTTTTTAACAAGTGTAAATTCAGCAACTAATGAATCATAAGCCTTTTTTAATTCGTTATATTTATCATCCATAGTATCTTCATCCTCATCTTCATCCTCATCTTCATCTTCACCTTCCATTTCGTTAGCAGGATCTAATTCGTGAGTTTCTGGATCGTAAATATTCTTTTTCTTTTTCATTTTGATTTTTTCAGTTCCTTTATCTTCATCTTCATCTTCGTCTTCAGAAACTTTATCCTCATTTCTTTTCGCTAAAAGCGCTTTCATCACATCATAAACTTCAGCTTCATTAGCTTCGTTAGAAATTGTGATACCCGCTTCATTAAGCATTTTGATTAATTCGGTCTTCATTTTTTCGTTTTTATTTTTTAATATAATCTTATTTAAGATTTTATCGGACATTTCCCACTTGGCATAAATGTCTTTTGTTATTTCAGGTGTTTCTACTTTTTCTGTATTAGATGATGATTTTACTTCATCACATAATCCCATTTTTTTAGCATCTTCTGCTTCTATCCAAGTTGTTTCATCCATCATGGCGCCAATCTCATCCGGTGTTAAACTGCTTCTTTCAGAGATCATAGTTATAATAGATTTTCTAATCACATCTAAACTTTTATCTTCTGATCCATCAGCATTAAACGGATTGTGAACCATTAATACTGAATAATCATACATATATCTTTTAGAACCAGCTAAGAATATAACTGAAGCGATTGAAGCCGCAACACCTACATTACAAGTATCAACTGGTACACCACAATTCATAATTGAATTGTAAATAGACATACCTTCTATTACAGAACCACCAACCGAATTGATATAAACTGTAATTCTTTTAGCACCCATTTCAACAAGAGAAAAAATCTCTTCTTGAAATTGACTTCCCATAATTCCTTCTTCACCAATTGCTTTATTGATAAGCATCGTTGGGTTTTCTGAACCTGGGTTGATAGTATATATAAAATTAGTCATATTCCTTTTGTATTTATTTATTTTATTACTTGCTCTTTTCTAACATAATCAAAATCATGTAACATCATGATATAATATTAAATTATATTAAGCCACATTAAATTTTATTGAACTTAAATCAACATACATACCAGTTGAAACTAATGAACTTGGACATACAATAGTTCCATTTGTATTTACTTGAACTGTATTCATTACATATGAGTTTTGCATATAAGCTGGAAGCCATAGAGTTTGTTGAGGTCTATAACCAACCGGAAGTGTCAAAATGGTTGAACCAGTTCCCGAATTTAACTTAACCCAACCTTGCATTTGAACATTACCCATAGCATCAATAGCATATTTAGGAGTAGCCACTATACCAGCCGCTTGCCAACCAGTTCCATAAGATATAGATGTTTGCCAATTTAATCCAACAGCAGCAGCATTATTAGTGCTATTTAACCAATTACTTATATTAGAATCAAAACCAAGATTAATAAAACTCATATCACCACTTTTAAATGAATATGTACCTGGATTAGTATTATACCATTTAATATAAGTATCATTATGAACATTATGTGTAGTAAAATCACTAAAAGTAGTTGGATCTAATGTAGGGTCATTATATGTATAAAGTTGACCATAATAACCACCAGCAGTAGCGTGAATTAATTGTGCTGGTATTTTATATAAATTATCTTTATATAAAAGTAAGCCTTCTGTAAAACTAAATGTGCCACTAACAATATCTTCCCAAGCACCATATAAAACATATGGCGTAGAACTTGAATAAGTAGCACCATTATACCAATATGTTTGTGTTGGATCATAACCAAATCCTGTGATATATTGTAAAATTGATTTAGCCAAAGCTATATCAATTTCTGCTGTTCCTTGTTGAAGGAAATTTAATGATGTTGATTTTAATGGTTGCTCACTTGTAGTTGTGGCGAATGATGTATTTATATTTTTCATATCGTATATATTTAATTTTAGTATGTCTTAACATCAAATGTTATAGAATAATAATTGTATTTATTCACAAAGTTTATTACTGATTGAGTCATTCCTGGAATTTGAGGCATGAACCAAGTTGGTACCCAAACGGTATAATTGCTATTTGAGTAAAAACCTCCTTGAATACCAATTGGATTCATGTAAGCACTACTACTTGACGGATACATAGTGCTTGAATTAAAGTTAGATGGCGACATATAGAATGTTGTAGCTGCCAACTGATTATCATCTATATAAATTGTGCTTCTAACCGTAGAATGAGTAACTCCATTAGGCTGTGAAAAAGTTGTTCCGAAATGTCTATTTAAGGCAAATTCCATAGTAATCTTTTCATCCATCATCATATACTTTTCAGTCATACCAATTCTATCATCGGTAAATAATTCCCAATAGTTAGAATTAGAAAGTTGATTATTATGATTTAGATTAGTAGTGGATTGAAATATATTATTATTATAAGTTAAACCACCAAAAACTCTTGCACCTAATGAATAAGTAGCTGATGAAGTCCAACTTGAATAAGTTGAACCATAAATATAAGCAACATCTTTATCATTAATAAATTGCATTTGACTATTCAACGCTTCTAACCAAGAAGTATGAATAGGTTGCCTTTTATCTGGTGGTAAAAGTGATTTTACTAAATAATTTTCATCAACTTTGTAAATATTATTTGCCATATTATTGTGGTATTAATGTTAAATTTGTTAAGAAATCAGATCCAGCTGTTGTCTCATCAATTATATATCCAGCTGCTGTCGTATATTCTGGTGATAAAACAGTATTATTTAAAACCATATTTGTTCCTGTACCAAATGGAACCGAATCAGCTCTTGCTTGCATATTATTACATACTACATCAATTACACCAGTAACATTTCTTAATGCTAATGTTATATCAACTAACTTAATCATACCACCAAAATCTATACCTTGTAAATAACTTGTATAAGCAGATAGTAAAGAAGCTTGTATAGTTGCTGAATAAGCAGCATAATAAGTAATTGTAAATTGTGAAAATAACTTATCACTTGGTAATGATACACAATTGTAAATTATACCACAAGGTTTAATTTGATTCATATAATATTGAAATGCTTGTAATTCACCAGTTGCTAATTGAACCGGTGTTGTTGCTGAACCTTTTGCTACTTTAATAACTATATTACCCATACTAACTTGATTTATAGAACAATTAGTAATAATTTGATAAGTAGTATTTACAGTAGCATAACCAGGAACCAAAGTTGTTGTATTAAATTGTATAACTTGTGGATTAGTTGAACTATATTGAAAAGCAAATGCTTTTGCTTGTATCCACTGCGAAGTAGCTGGTGGTAAAACATTAGCAATTGATTGAACTTGGCTAACAAAAGCATCATTTAAGCCTTCTTCTGTTGCCATAGAAGTTGCTATGATGTATGTCCATAAATTGTATATAGCTGTTTGACTTGTTGAGTTTAATGCTGATAAATTTGGATCAGCAGCTATTGCTGCTAAAATTTGATTTTGTATAGTTTGTATGCTTCTTGCCATAATTCTTATATATTTTATTTTATACTCTACTTACACACTAAAAGTAGAACCAGTTGCTCCGAAATTTTGACTTTGCCAAGTATAATTATAAGAAGCAGTCAAAGACATAGTTGAATAAATAGGTTCCCAATTGCCAATAGGGTCAATCATTCTACCTCTAAAAGTAAGCTCATAATGATAAACATTATCGTGATTGTAATCTTGCTCACCAGAAATATAAACTAAATTACCAGTTTGTAAAGGTCTAAACATATCTAATGAGGTAATAACATCATCTCGTAAATCAAATACATCTAAATTCTGGTCTAATCCACCAATCTGATCGTCTAATTGTTCATCCATTACATGAATAATAATATCAAATTCATATGATTTATAACCAAATCCTAATCTTTCTGTTGAAAGTTT